CTCAGAGCAGTGGACACTGCCAGAACAGACTTCTTCTCCTATGTCAAGTTTATTGCTCCCTCCCTTGTCTCAGACTTCAAGGTAGGCAGACACATAGAGGTGCTCTCCAGAAAACTGCAGAGAGTGGTAGATTCTCCTGACCCACAGAGACTGATGGTGTTCCTCCCTCCCCGCTCCTCCAAGAGCCTGCTCTGTTCTCAACTGTTCCCCTCTTGGTACATTGGTAACTACCCCTCTCACGAAATAATGAGTATATCTCACTCTGACCAGCTGGCCTCAGACTTTGGTAGAACTGTCAGGGACATCCTCAAGATGCCCCTCTACCAAGAGATATTCCCCGGGGCAACGCTCAGAGAGGACGTAAGAGCAGCTGGTAAGTGGAAGACCAAGCAGAACGGTATCTACTACGCAGCGGGAGTACGCTCACAGATAGCAGGGCGGGGAGCACACATTGCACTGATAGATGACGCCATGTCAGAGGAGGACGCTTTCTCAGAGGCAGGGCGCAGGTACATCAAGGAGTGGTATCCCTCTGGTCTCAGAACACGCCTGATGCCTAACGGCTCTGTCATCATCATCAACACCAGATACCACGAAGATGACCTGTGCGGGTGGCTCCTCAACAACCAGACAGAGGATACCATACCTTGGGACGTTGTCTCCATACCAGCGTGGCTAGACGAAGAATCAGCACAGATGCTAGACCTTCCAGAGGGTTCCTCCTACTTCCCAGAGTGGAAACCAGACTCTCTGCTCAGACTAGACGAAGCAGAGATCAGAGCCAACAATGGGTCCAAGTACTGGCAGGCCCTGTACATGCAGAACCCTACTCCTGACGAGGGGTCCACCATCAAGTCTCACTGGTTTCAGAACTGGGAGCTAGAAGACCCACCAGAGTGTGATCTGGTTATACAGACCTATGACACTGCCTTCTCCACCCGGAGTACAGCTGACTACTCTGTGATACAGACATGGGGCATCTTTGACTGGCTCATCACAGACCTAGCAGGAAGAGAATACCTAGCACCTAACATGATCCTTCTGGGAAATGTCAGAGAAAGACTAGAATACCCAGAACTGAGGAGGACAGCACAAGACCTCTACGATGATTACAAACCAGACATCTGCATCATAGAAAAGAAAGCATCTGGTCAGAGCCTGATACAGGACATGAGAAGAGCAGGACTTCCTGTGTTGGATTACCTACCGGATCGTGATAAAGTATCCAGAGTACATGCAATTACACCTCTCTTAGAATCTGGGCGCATATGGCTTCCCAGAGGAAGAGAGTGGTCAGAAGACTTATTCGCAGAGGCTATACAATTTCCATACGGGAGGCACGATGATCAAGTAGACGCAATGGCAATGGCAATACACTATCTAAAAGAATCTTGGCACTTGTCCCACCCTGATGATCCCGACTACGAAGAAGACGAAAGCCAACCTAAAAATAAAAAGACTTATTGGAACTGGAATTAAAGTGGCCTACCTAACTTCTAACATACCTTTTTTCAGGTGTTTAGTACGAAAAGAATTTACACATAACCACGAAGACTACCAAGGAGAATACCTACACGCACTGGCAATAGCAGTCAACACAATACCAGACAGGTGTCTTAGTTTCAATGTTGTATTTACGGGTTGTGAAGCAGAAGATGGTGAGGATAATCTACACGGCGGGGCCATGTGGGCCAGAATGCCTATCACTGGTCTTGTTTCTGACACTCCGTTAGACGAGTTTCCAGAGCTTATGCCCACGCACTTTGCACAACCGTGGGACTGCTCTTCCAGAGATCACTCTGTAATTTTCATGGACCGTATATCTTCTAGTCCATGGCTTTGTAAGATAGGAGGTGTATTTCATACAGGTAGATACCTGTTCACTGTAGACTACACAGGAACTGCAATTGCAGATGACCCTGCACAGCACAAGCAGTCTCACGTTCTAGAACTTACAGATGCAGGAGCCTACACAGGAAATATTGTAGCTCTTCCAAACAACAGGGTAAGAGTGACAAACCCTGCAATGTGGACAAACGGAGAAGGTGCACCAGACTTTGTACCTAGTCAGTATGTTCACTCTGCAGAAATCCATAACAGTTACATGGACCCTTATACAACTTTTAACAACCTTTATCAGCAGGAGGACATAGAGAATGGCCAAGATGAAGATGAAGAAGAACAAGAATGGTAAAAAGCCTGTTGCCAAGAAGTACGGTGGTAAACCAAAGATGCGTATGAAAATGGGCGGTAAGCCCAAGATGCGTATGAAAAGAGGCGGCAGAGCCAGATAAAGGAATTAAACAATGGCAGTTGAGCGTAACCCGCTAGAGGCAATGGAGCCAGAACTCCAAGAAGAAATGCCTGTGTCTAACTTCAGTGTCATGGGAGATACCCCTTCCATAGAAGCAGAGATGATGGCAGAGAACATTGTAAACTTTATGCCAACAGAAGACGGTGGCGTAGAGGTAGAGTTTGGAGAGATGGAAGAGCTAACTATCTCTGGCCCCATGGGTTCCCACTTTGAAAACATAGCAGAGTTTCTGGAAGAAGGAGACCTAGAAGAAATAGGTTCTATGGTCTATGACAGTTACGAAGCAGACAAAGAGTCAAGACAAGAGTGGGAACAAATCTTTGAGCGTGGTTTTGATCTTCTGGGTCTCAAGCTAGAAGAAACCACAGAACCCTTTGACGGTGCCTGCACAGCTGTCCACCCTCTCTTGATAGAATCTGTTGTCAAGTTCCAGAGCAAAGCCTCTCAAGAACTCTTCCCGGCAGGTGGACCAGTAAAGTCTCAGATCATAGGAGCTTCTACCATTGAGCGCGAAAAACAAGCGCAACGTGTCAAGAACTTTATGAACTATCAACTTACTCAGCAAATGCCTGAGTACTTTGAAGAACAAGAGCGTCTGCTGTTTCACCTCCCGGTGATGGGTTCTGCCTTTAAGAAAATATACTATGATCAGCTACTGGAAAGACCAGTGTCAGAACTGGTCCCAGTGGATCACTTCTATGTATCCTACAATGCCAAGGACCTCAGAACAGCTGACCGTTACACGCACCTGATCTTTCGTTCTGTAAATGATTTTAGAAAAGATGTAGTATCAGGAATGTATCTAGACGTAGACCTAGGTAAGCCTTCTGCTCCTGATATTCCTGAGATGACCCAGAAGATGGACGAACTCATGGGTATTGATTCTTCTGGTATTGACCTAGAAGACCCTCAGTATGTTCTCCTAGAGCAGCACTGCTACCTAGACCTACCAGAACCTTACAATGACCCTGACGGTATTGCTCACCCCTACATTGTAACCATAGACGAGAAGAGCAAGAAGGTTCTCTGCATCAGAAGAAACTACAAAGAGGGTGATCCCAAGAAAGAAAAGAAGAACCATTTTATTCACTACAAGTATGTACCGGGATTTGGTTTCTATGGTCTGGGACTTATTCACTTCCTAGGTAACCTGACCATGACAGCTACCACTGCCATGCGTTCTCTGGTAGATGCAGGACAGTTTGCCAACCTTCCCGGTGGTTTCAAAGCCAGAGGTGTGAGACTGGTGGGTGATAATGAACCTATCTCTCCCGGTGAGTTCAAGGAGGTGGAGAGCACAGGCATTGACCTGAACAAAGCCATCATCACACTCCCTTATAAAGAGCCATCACAGACTCTGATGGGCATGATGCAGTTTGTCATAGGCGCAGGACAACGGTTTGCAGACTCCACAGAGCAGGTAATTGCAGATTCTAAGAACTCTGGCCCTGTTGGAACTACCATGGCCCTGCTAGAAGCCTCTTCAAAGTTCTTTTCTGCCATTCATAAACGACTTCACAAGGCACAGAAGGATGAGTTTGAGGTACTGGCGCAGATAAACTTTGACTTTCTCCCTTCCTCCTACCCGTATCAGGTGGTTGGAGGAGACCAAGAGGTGTTCAAGCAGGACTTTGACGGGAGAATTGACGTAATTCCTGTCTCTGACCCCAACATTCCGTCCTCTGCACACCGTATGGCACTGGGACAGCTGGCAATTCAGCTGGCAAGTCAGACGCCTCCGGGTACTTTTAACATGCCAGCCCTCTACAGAGAGGTTCTTACAGCGGCAAACTTCCCAAATCTAGACGAAATTCTCCCACCGGAGCAAAAACCACAGCCTCAAGACCCTCTGGCAGACATTATCTCTGCCACCAAGGGTCTTCCCATAGCTGCATTCCCGGGGCAGAACCATGAAGCACATATTCAGTTCAAAACTTCTTTCCTCAAGGACCCTGCCACGGGCGCAAACCCCATGATGAAGCAGATTGTGCCTATTATCAACGCAAATGTCAGAGATCACATGATTATGAAGTACCAAGAGCAGGTTCTTGGCATGGTCAAAGCCTCTGGTGTTGCAGATGACCCACAAACTACAGAGATGGTCATGGCACAGGCGGCAGAAGAAGTGGCAAATGCCAACGCTGCCATGGGAATTGCACAAAGTCCAGAGCAACAGATGCTTCTACTGGAGAAAGAACGTCTTGAGTTTGATAAACAGAAAGCAGAGATGGCAGCTGCCAAGGATTCTGCTGATATTGCCCTCAAACAAATGGACATGGACATAAAAGCCAAGGAGAACATGAATGATCTGGTTCTCAACGTGGGTAAAATGGAAGCAGACGAACGTAAAGAAAACCTGAAGGCTCTGGAAGCAGCTGCTAGACTAGAAATAGAAAAGCAGAGGGTAGACGATGACACTGAGCTTAAAGCTGCTAACACTGCTATGCAAACTTTGCAATCCATTGGAAAACGTATCAGAGGTAATGATGAGTGATAAAACAAATAGTTTAGGACCAGTCTACTCTGGCATGAATCAAGAAGAGCTAATGGGTTTAATAAACCAAGCAAGAGCTTCTACTGCCTCTCCAGAACAACAAGAGACTGCTCGTAGAATAGATGAGGAGCTAGACCCCGGAGGTGTCATGCGTAGCAGGTTTCAAAGACCTGCACCTACTGCACCTGCACCTGCACCTGTGTCTAAAGGATTAACAGCTACTCCTCAAGTACAAGAACCAAAGGAAGAATCAGATATGTTTGATTTTAATGCTATAAAAGAATATATAACAAATATATTTAGTTCCCCCTCTCCCTCTGCTCCCAGTGCCAGCGTGCCTCTGAAACCAGAAGTAAGAAAAGAAGAAGAAGGAGACGGTGGACCAGCTGGTGAGCCTACCCGTGATGATGCTTTTATAAACATAATTAAATACTATGAAGGAAAGCCTATACTGAAAGCCAAAAAACCTGTAAAAGGTGATCCTTATACCATTGGCTATGGAAGGACCAGAGACCTTAAAGGAAATCCTATTACCAAAGATACTAAAATTACAGAAGAGCAAGCAGATCAAATGTTACGAGAAGACCTTGGTACTCGTATAAAGGAAATTAAAAGAGCTTATCCTGATTTTGAATCTTACCCTGCAGAATTGCAATTACAAATAACTCAGTCTTACTACAGAGGAACTTTGACTCCCAAGCATAGTCCTAAAACTAGAAGACTTATAAATCAAGGAAAATTTAAAGAAGCTGCCACAGAATTTTTAGACAATGAGGAATATAGAACAGCAAAGAAAAGAGGTAGGGCTGGAATTAAAAACAGAATGGACGATGTAGCACAAGCCTTACGCAATATGGAAAATACTAAACAAGCTTCTACGGGTGGAAGAGTAGCTAGTAACCCTAACCCTTACGAACCAAGAGCTATTTAGAATGCCCCTGACTCCCGGTAAAAGTAAGAAGGCTATCTCTGCAAATATCAAGAAGCTAAAATCAGAAGGTTACGATCAGAAGCAGGCAGTGGCAATTGCAATGTCAACCTCTAAGCGTTCTCCCAAACGAGTATCTAAAAAAAAGCGTAGGATGACAAGAAGAAAATAGATATACTTCTGTTATGGATATATTCCAAGAAATAAAAGATGCTTTTCAATTCAAGCAAGAAAGTTTAAAAAATTTGCTTGCAGAGGGACAAGTAGAGGACTATAACCAATATAAGCAGATAGTAGGCACACTCTCAGGAATTGAGTGGGCATACACTGAACTAAACAAAATTGTCAATAATAGAATGGAGAATGATTTAGACAATGATTAATCCTAATTTAGCAGGAGCTATTACAAATGATTCGTGGGTCACAGAAGGAGAACACCCGGACCCGGAGGTTCTTCCAGAGATTCCGGGGTATCATGTTCTGGTTCGCCCTGTCAGTGTCAAGCCAAAGACCAAAGGAGGAATTATCCTTCCAGAGAAAGCTAGGGATGACATTGCTTACCTCACCACGGTGGGCCGTGTACTCAAGGTAGGAACTCTGGCCTATGAAGACAAGGACAAATTTCTTGGTGGAGCTTGGTGTAAAGAGGGTGACCACGTATGTTATCAGAAGTTGGTAGGCACAAAGTTTGTTTACAAAGGTGTCAAGCTGCTTCTTATCTTTGACGATCAAGTTCTGATGAAGATTGACAACCCAGAAGATTTAGATACCACCCTTGTATTAGGCACTTAAATGTGTTAAATATATTATTATGGCGTAACCTTAGTATTCGCACACTATGAGGAGATACTACGAATGTCGGAAGAACAAGTAGAAGCAAAAGAAAACGTAGCGGAAGAGCTAACAGAGTGGAGTGAGGTTGATCTTTCTCCTACAAATGAACAAGAAAAAATTGAGTTTGAAGTTGAAGACGCTGAACCAGAGGTAGAAAGCAAACCAGAGATAGAAGAAGCGTCTCCTGAACCAGCAGCAGCAGAAGCATCCAAAGAACTTCCTGAGTTGGAAGGTATAGAGACCAAAGGTGCTGAGAAAAGAATTAGACAGCTGGTCAAACAAAAGAAAGAGCGGGAAGCTCGTATTGAACAGTTAGAAGCAGAGCGTCAGCAGCTTCTTGAAACTGTTACAGAAAAAGATAAAAATGCTGTAGATATGCACAAGGTCAACTATGACCAGTCTGCAAAACAATTACAGCAGCAAGCAGAGTTAGCAAAGCAGTCCTATCTAACTGCTTATGATTCTGGTGATAAAGAAAATATGTTGAAGGCTCAAGAGCTTCTAAATCAGACGCAGGTAGAGCTAAACAACATTGAACAGAACAAGAACCAACTGTCTCAGTACGAAAGAACACTAGAAGCAAGAGAGACTCAGAGACAACAGCAGCAGCTGCAGGCACAGCAGCAGCAGCAGCAGGCAGATACAAGTGAATATGATCCCATGGCTGTGGAGTGGAGTCAAAAGCCTGAAAATAATTGGTTTGGTTCAGACAACATTATGACTGTGGCGGCTTTAACAATTGATGCTCAGTTAAAAGAAGAAGGTTATAATCCAGCATCTCCTGATTTTTATCAAGAGGTGGATTCAAGAATGAGACAGGAGTTTCCTCACAAGTTCAACCAACAGGTTGTAGAACAGGAAGTTCCTGCTCAAAGAGCTACTCAACAGGTGGTGGCAGGGCAGTCGCGCAGTCCTACCAACTCATCCTCTAAAAAGGTCAAGCTTACTCAAGAAGACGTAAGAATGGCACAGAAGTGGAATATACCTCTTGAGAAGTATGCTGCTGAAAAAGCACGGGCAGACCGTGCAGCAGGTGAGTATGTACCTATCAGTGGGTAAGTTAGCGCGTAATAAAAGAAACAAAGGAGCGTTTAAAGATGAGTAAAACAAGTAGTAGAGCAACTCAAACTAGGGAAACTGAAACGAAAGAATATACATATACTGAGCCTAACTGGCTAGAAGTTCCTGACCCTGTTGTAGACAGATTCACCAATGAAGACATGGTTCTCCGTTGGATACGCATCTCCCTCAAAGGTGATGATGACTATAAGAACGTAGGGAATAAAATGAGTCAAGGTTGGGTATTTGTAACCCCGGAAGAAGTTCCTGAAATGTTACATTCTGCAACTGTTTTAGATGCTGGTCGCTATTCAAATTGTGTTGTACGGGGGGATGTCGCTCTTGCCAAGATGCCCCGTGGTAAAGCAAAGGCCAGAAATGATTATTATCAGGACAAGGCAAACGCCATGATGGACGCTGTAAATCAGCAACTGATGGCAGCTTCTGATTCTAGAATGCCCATTTCAAATAATAGCAAATCTAGTGTAACCAAGGGTAGAATGCCACAGTTTCAAAATTAACAGACTGCTGTTTATTCTACTCATCTTTAAAGGAAAGGAGATGGTAGTATGACTACTACAAAAGCCCTTAATGGTCTCACTCCTTCGCGTCGGTACTCTGGTGGTGCCAACACCCTGAAGACGAAAAACTACCGCATCAAAACGGGTGCGGCGGGTAGCATGTTCACGGGTGATCTGGTCCACGTAAGAGAAGGCTTTGTTTCTGTTGTTGGTAATGACAGCGGTGCCGCTGATCACCCCATTGGGGTTTTCATGGGGTGCTTCTACGAAGAAGACGGTGAGCCAAAGTTCCGTAAACATTGGCCCACGGGAACTTCTGCCAGCAATGCCTACGCGATTGTAGCTGATGATCCCCACGCTACGTTTGAAATTCAGTGTGATGCCAGTTCTTCTGTTGGTGACATCATGGAGTTCAACTTTGAAGTGACCAGAGGTGCAGGTTCTACCTTCACTGGTCGTTCAGGGTTTGGTCTTGATGTTGCGTCCAGAACTTCTGGTGTGGCGGCTATGTTCCGTATTATTGATTTCGTTGACGAACCCGGCAATGACATTGATAATGCTTCGGAGCGTGCCTTCCCGGTTGCTGAAGTTCAACTTATCCACCACCAGTTGACCCGTGTGTCATCTGGCGCGTAACCTGAAAGGAGCTTAGACAATGGCTATTAACAGAGCTAGTATTGCCAAGCAGCTTCTGCCGGGACTCAATGCCGTTTTCGGTATGGAGTATGGAGAAGTTGCAGATGAATACAGCGTTCTCTTTGAGGTAGAGAACTCTGATCGTGCATTTGAAGAAGAAGTTCTCTTCACTGGTTTCGGTAAAGCACCTGTCAAAGGTGAAGGTGCCGCTGTTCAGTATGACAATGCACAGGAGAGCTTCACGGCTCGCTACACGCACGAAACCATCAGCCTTGCTTTTGCTGTTACGGAAGAGGCAATGGAAGACAACCTGTATGACACGTTTGCCAAGCTACGTGCCAGAGGGCTTGCCCGTTCCATGGCCAGCACCAAGCAGACCAAAGCTGCTGATGTTTTCAACAACGGTTTCAACACGGCCTTCACGGGCGGTGATGGACAACCGCTGTTCAGTGCAAGCCACCCTACGGTAGCTGCTGGTTCTCAGAGCAACCTTATCGGCACTGCTGGTACGGTTGATCTCTCTGAAGCTGCACTGGAAACTGCGTTGATTAGCATTCAGACGCAAGAGGATGATAGAGGAATTATGATCGGTTCTAACGCGGTATCTCTCCACGTTGCGCCGGGAAATCAGTTTACGGCAGATCGTATTCTGAACAGCCCCTATCAACCAAATACGGCTGATAACAACATCAACTCCATCAACCATCAGGGAATGATCCCGAATGGTTACTTTGTGAACAAGCGTTTCCAAGACGCGGATGCGTTCTTCATCAGAACTGATGTTCCCAACGGAACAAAGATGTTTGTAAGAGCGCCGCTTGCCACGAAGATGGAACCTGACTTTGACACGGGCAACCTCCGTTTCAAGGCCAGAGAGCGTTACAGCTTCGGCTTCTCGGACTGGAGATCATTCTTCGGTTCGCAGGGTGCCTAAAGCATTCTACGGTGGAGGGGCTGTAAAAGGCTCCTCCACTATTTCTTCTTCTTTAACATAGTTGAATGGCACTTCGGGTGCTGGTCTAGGAAAGGACTGTTCAATATGCCTACACATTTTCCAAATGGAGTTTCTAACAGAACAAAAGGTCATCCCCTTTTTAACTACCCCTATTTAGACCCTTCAAAGTACTACACGTACTTCGATGATTTCTTTGAGTACCACTCTGGTATCTATACCATCACCACCACTGAAGCTGGTTCTGGTAATGCCTCTGAGGCAATCACCTCTGGTGCAGGTGGTCAACTCTTGATCACCAACGATGATGCAGACAATGATCTGGACTTCTTCCAGCTGAAGGGTGAGTCTTTCAAGTGGGATTCTAGCAAGAGAATGTTCTTCTCTGCTCGGTTTAAAACCAATGACGCAACGCAGTCAGAAATTGTCATGGGTCTTCAGATCACTGATACGACTCCTCTTGATGTCACAGACGGTATTTTCTTCCTTAAAGTTGATGCGGATACAAAGCCTGATCTTATCATTGAGAAGGACAACACTTCTACTCTGAGCATTCTAGAGATGGATGCAATGGAAGATGACACGTTTGTCACGCTTTCGTTTGAGTACGATCCGCTGGATGTTTCCACGGGTGGTGCTGTGTTCCGCGCTTATCAAGATGACGTACAGGTTGGTGAGATCACTGGCACAACCAATGCTCCTGATGATGAAGACCTGACGATCTCGTTTGGTATTCAGAATGGTGAAGCATCTGCTAAGACCTTGACCATTGACTTTATCCTTGTAGCGGTGGAAAGATAAGCCACTACCTTGGAAAGTTACAAATATTGATCTATAATAGGGGAAGTATCTTACATGGGTCTTCCCCTATTTTTTTAGGAGATAATTGAATGAGCACTACCCTTAGAATAGCGCAGGTAGAAAGTGGTGGAGGAGGTAATGGTCTCTTTGTAGATACTATTACAAGCACCACTATATCTGATACTAGAATTAGACTGTACACCTACGCTGTCACCGCTGCCTCTGAACTGGTAATTGGAGATAGTGCAGGACCTGTTATTAAACAACCAGTCCTTGCAGCTAACACAGGTGATAACGTATATATTGGAGATGATGGTGTCAGGTGTAATGGTAATGTATCTCTGGCGGGTGCAAGCAACGCTGGTAAAGTATACATTTACTATGGCTAACGCTGATGAACTATATCACACTTGTCAGTGCAGTAATAGCAGCTTCGGAGAACGATGGACCTGAATTTGTAGGTGCTCTGCCTGATATGGTGCAGAGAGCGCAAGACCGTATGATGAATGATCTAGATGATCAGGGTCTTGTATCTTACTCCAGTGTAGCAGTCTCTGCTGGTACAGCTGAAGTCTCTGTACCCTCTGGTGGAGAGATTATCAAGACCTTTGCCATAGAGGCAGGTGGAGCAAAGACACAGCTTAGAATTAGACCCTACGAGTATCTTATAGATTACTGGCCCGTCTCTGCATCTACTGGCACACCCAGATACTATGGGTTTAAAACCAATACACAGATTCGTGTGGCACCTACACCCTCTGCCACCATAGACTCTGAGATTGGGTTTATTGCAGAGATTTCTGCTATCACAAGTGATAACCCAACTAATTACTTTACAGACAATTGTGAAAATGCACTCTTCTTTGCTACAATGGTAGAAGCTTCTATGTTTATGAAAAGCTTTAACACTGTTCAGTACTTTCAACAAGAGTATACCACTGAGGTAGATAGGCTGAGAAACAGGGCAAGAAGAAGCAGACAAGATGATATGCAACCTAACACAAGCCCAGCAGGTGGGCCTAATACACTTGTGGCAGGGAGTAACTAGATGGGAAAGAAGAAGAAGTTTCAAAATGGGGGGAGAGCTACACCTTATAATCCTGTACTAGGCCTGACAAATCCTGAAGAAGCTGAAAGACAAAGAATAGCAGGTAATAAAGCTGCCAGAAAAAGAAGAATGCCTACAAAAGAACAGGATAGGTACTGGTGGTCAGGACTTACAGAACCTGTTGACGAGGTTCTTAGAAAATCATTAGGTCCTGCTGCAAAACCTGTAGAAGGATTGCTAGATTTCTTCACTCCTGCCAGAAGTATAGCAGAAGTTGCTAATAAACCTACAGCAGGAAATATAATAGACGCAGCTGCAGATACTGCTGCAACCGCTGCAGGACTAAAGGCACTTGCTGCACCAACAAAAGTAGCACAGAAAGTAAATAGGACAATTCCAACACCCCCCGGAGGAAGTGACATGAGTAAATTTAAAGTAGCTAAAAGTTTATTTGGAAAAGCTGTAGACGCACTTAAAGGAGACGGTAAAAATAAATTTAGTCCTAGTGGTGCTTCTGCTTCTAATAGAACACCTACACCACCTAAACCTAAAACACCTAAAACACCTAAAACTGCTACGTCTCCTACCTCTGCACCTATGCCTAAAAAACCAGTGACGCCTAAAGTAAATAAACCTAAGACTCCACCTAAGACACCTAAAGCTGAAACACCTAAGAAACCTACCAGTGGTAAATCTACACCTAAAAGAGTTGTAGATGTTTTAAAAACTGCAGCAGGTAGAGGCACACCGGGAGCGCGTAGCAGGGTAGATCAAACAGTTAGTAAACTAGAAGAGAAAGTAGGTTTAGGTAAACAAGGTCAAAGAAGAGGTGTTAGTAAAAGAGATCAAGAGATAGCTAAAAATGTACGCAACGTAGCTTCCACAACTGCAAAAATAGGAACAGGTACAGGTTTAGGTTATGGAGCTAAAACTTTATATGATTCTATTGAAAATAGACCTAACAATAAAAATATAAATACCACTAAAGCTAACAAAAACAAAGCTCCTTTTGTAGAAGGTTATGATATGGATATGGATGATTTTGATTCTCCTAAACCATCTTATCCTAGACCTCCTAAAGCTGCAGCTAAACCTGCTAAAGCTGCTAAACAAGCAGACGATGGCTACAAATTTTATGGTAAAGAAGACAGTGGTCTAGGAGACTTCTCTAGAAAGTTTGGGATTAAATATGCTACTCAAGAGCAGTATGACAAAGACTTTGATACCCATGATGGAGAGAAGAGAGGTGGTAGACCGGGCAAAGGTAAGATGAAGACCCAAGGTCTCAACCGTTCCAAGCGCAGCGGTTTCTCCGGTAGAGGAACAGGCGCAGCACTGAGAGGATTTTAATTATGGCTGATAAACCAAGAGGTTCTGTTAAAACAGGTAAGGTAAGTGATAAACATAATCTTGGAAGAATGCCTAACACAAAAGAAAAAAGAGGGCCGCTCCTAAGACGTAATATGCCTGCTAGAGTGGCCATTGCTAAACAAGAGGATGATACTACTGATGATCCAAAATCTATGTTTGCAAATGATCCACGCGGTAAAGGTTTGATCTATCACCAAAAGCCTCAACATAGACTTCCCGGAGAACAGTCTTTAAAAGAGTCAACTCTAAGGGTACAGCTAACACCTGATTTATATGAAGGGAAGACTGGTAAGAAAAAAGCTCTTGAAAGAATGGAAGATGAGCGTAGAGACAGTGTAATAAGAGCAGGTGATGAGGCTAGAAAAAAAAGACTAGAGAACCAAAAAGGACTAAAAAAAGGTGGTAGAGCGGGAAAAGGTAAAACGAAGACCCAAGGTATTAATCGTTCCAAACGTACAGGTTTCTTAGGTAGAGGAACAGGCGTAGCACTGAGAGGATTTTAATTATGGGAATGAATCAAATGAGTTCTAAAAAAAGAGTTATGAAACGTGCAAAGGGAGGTTCTCTTAAAGAAGATAAAAACCCTCCTGTGTCTACAAAAATGTTAAATGAGATTGTAGGCAGAGCCACAGGACAAGGTTACGGTGCTGCAAGAAAAGGCGGCAATCTTGTCTGAGGATCAAAAAAAAGTAGTGTGTTCTAATCCCTCTTGTGAATGCACAGGCTGTGAAAACTGTTCCTGTTCTACAGAAGAAGGAGGGTGTACCTGTAAACAATTAGATACAGAATAGAAAGGATATAAATGGTGGAAGACTTCAGTGTGTTTCAAGCAGTTTCAGACTACGGACTTGCCATAGTTGCCACCATAGGAGCAGGTGCAGCAGCTTGGAAACTTTTACACTATCTCCTAAGAGATGTCACAGCAGCACTGAGCCATCAAGATGAGATTATTATTTCTCTTATTGACAAGAGTAACAGAGTAGAAACTTTAGTGCAGAGAATAGACTCTAAGCTAGACACAGTGTTACATCAAAGTTCAGAGCCTATTTTAAAAGAAGACAAGGGAAGGTATAGGTCCTAATGGCTTTTGAAAAATATGACCTCACTATAAAACCTTTTGGAGCAAAGAAGGTTAAGGTAACGCAGGAGCTACCTTCTGGTAGAAGGATTCCGTATATGAAATCTAAACCTCTACAAGCAGGGGGCAAGGTGGGAATCTCTACTGATAAACCTGCATGGATGAGGAACAGGTAAGGAACTGATATGGCAGTTGCAACTACATCAGACTTTGATACCACCTTCTTTATAGACGAGGTGATAGAAGAAGCGTTTGCCATGATAGGTGGTGAACCAGAGCTAGGTAATGATGGCATCACTGCCAGACGTTCTCTTAATCTTCTTCTCACTGATTGGCAGAACAGAGGTGTGCTGCTCTGGGGAACAGACCTAGCGTCCACCACTCTGACCACAGGTACAGCAGAGTATACACTAGATAGTTCTACAGTGGATGTTCTCAGTGGTTATATCAGAAGGTCCTCTAACTCTAATGATTTTCAAATGACACGTATTCCTTATGAAGAATACGAGGCTATCACAGATAAAACAACATCAGGGCGTCCTACACAGTTTGCCACGCTCAAGGGCAGAGACGCAATGAAGGTATACTTCTTCCCTGTTCCTGACTCTACAGACACTTATACCTTTAGGCATTATAGAATGAAGCGTCTGAAAGATGTTAATAAGAGTGCACTAGAAAATGCAGATGTACCTTTCAGATTTCTTCCTTGCCTTACAGCAGGTCTTGCCTACTATCTTAGTTTTAAAAGACCAAATATCCCCATGGACCGTATTACACTCCTTCAAGCTAACTATGAAAAGCTTTTGGAGAACGCCATGGAAGCTGATAAGGAACGTGTAAGTCTGTTTATCAACCCTAGATTAGGGAGTGTTTAATGACTATCAACAGATCAAACTCACCTGAACAGCTTGTAGGTGGGCAGAAAAAATTAGACGTAGACAAAGATGGTCAGCTAGAAGCTTCTGACTTTGCTGCTCTCCGTAAAGGTGAGAAGACAGTTGCAAAGATGGCGCATGGAGGCAGAGTAATTCTCAAACCTCTGATGAGAAATCGTGGGTAAGCTTTGCCCCAGAGGTAAGGCAGCTGCCAAGCGTAAGTTTGATGTCTACCCATCAGCTTACGCTAATATGTATGCTTCTGCTGTTTGTTCTGGTAAGGTTACCCCCGGTGGTAAGAAAGAAAAAAAAGGTAAGAAGAAAAAACTTGTAGGAGCTAAAACAGGAGGTGGTCTTAGAAAGTGGGTAAGTGAGCAATGGGTAGACATAGGCGCTCCTAAGAAAGACGGTAAGTTTCAACCCTGTGGTAGAAAGTCTGCCAAGGGTTCTAAAAGAAAGTATCCCAAGTGCGTTCCGCTGGCCAAGGCAAAGCGTATGACAGCTGGGCAGAAGAAATCTGCTGTGCAAAGAAAGAGATCAGTCAAGCAGGGTGTAGGTGGTAAACCCACCAATGTTAAGACCTTTGCAAGAAAGAAGAAAAGCTAATGGCTGAGAAGAAGAGAAAGTCCACTGGTAAAGGAATGAAGGGCCACACCATCAAGGGTGGACACAAGCGTCCCACCAAGTCTGGTGCTGGCATGACAAAGAAAGGCGTAGCAAAGTACCGTAGAGAGAACCCCGGTAGTAAACTTAAAACAGCTGTGACTGAATCTAAACCCACTGGTAAAAGAGCAGCAAGGCGTAAGAGCTACTGTGCACGTAGCGCAGGGCAAATGAAGAAGTTTCCCAAAGCTGCAAAGAATCCTAACTCAAGGCTTAGACAAGCCAGAAAAAGATGGAAGTGTTAAATGGCAAAAGATTTAAAAAAAGTTAAAAAAGGTTTAATAAAAGCTTCACAACTTCATAAAAGACAAGCTAAAGTTGTTGATAAGTATATAAAGAAAACCGCAAAAAAGAAAAATCTTCAAAAAAAGCGCGGAAAAAATCTTAAAGGATAATTAACTTGGTAGGTAAAAAAGCATTCTTTATCAGTGATAGATCAGGGTTTCGGTTTCCTCTTGACCAGAGGGTAAGGGAACCCGGAACTAATCTTATTGTTGCCAAGTCAGAGAGCGATGGTATTTTTAATCTTGTAACCAACCCACAAAATAAGGTACAATTCCCAGTAGACAAAGAGTTTATCAGAGATGCAAGACCCCCTGATAATGCAGAGAGAAACACTACTTGGAATGCTGCTACCACAAAGTGGGAAGATGAGACAAGCAAATGGAATTTTATATAGGGTAGATTAATATGACCGGAGATTTAACAGGCTCAATTATTGCCAATACATATAAAGACCTACTGAAGATAGATGCAGCTACTTCTAATAGTGGCCTTACAGGAACCCTGAGAAATCTTCAAGATGGTGGTGGCACAGCTGGTCCTCTACAGCTTAGCACAGCACAATTAAATGTCACAGGTCAGTTTGCTGTAAATGGTACAGTCCTCACTGCCACGGTGTCTCAGCTAAATGACATTGCTGCAGGTTCTTTTGAAACTATCACAGATGCTAATCAAACTGTTCTAATTACTTCTAATGGTGTTTCTGTTAGCACAGCTTCTACCAGTGCATCTCTCAAAGTTAATCCTGATCTTAGCATCTCCTCTATTACAGCTTCTGTTGGTAGCTTTACCACCTCTGTCAGCGCAACTAACTTTGTAGCTGCCACGGGTAGCTTTACCACAAAAGTATCAGGCGTAGCAGCAGAGTTCTCTGGTAATGTATCTGCTAATAATGTGTACGCTGCTACCAATATATACATAGCTGGAACTGCAATACCAAATGCAGAAGCTGTTGCATCTGTATCTGCCAGAATAACTTCTATTGGCACAGTGATAACTTCTATCAACAGTGCACATACTTCTACTACCAATCGTCTTGTCACTGCCTCTGCTGCACTGGCCACCAGTATTGCTAATGTTTCTTCAACTATGGCAACTAGCATAGATAACAGTAATACTAATATCACTACACTTACAAATGCTAGAACTTCTATTAACGCTGCTCACACATCTACCACTGATCGTCTT